TCTACTAAGCTATTCAAAACATCCGATATCACATTCTGCTCCTTACGCTTGCATAGCAAAAGAGTTTATACACGCCAAAATTTAGCGACCTTTGTTCTACTTCCCATTTGTTATTTATTAAATCGTGCGGTTTTGGCTCTATGCCCCAATCGTTTAACTCCGACTCTCTTATTAGGATTTCAGCCTGCGATTCAATATCTATTGTCTCGTTTTCATCAAGCGAGCGTTCAAGGATTATTGCCGAAACAGGAAAAAGATTGCCATCTTGAGCATATTCGACCGTTTCTGCAAACTCATCGCTGAAAAATACGCTATCCAAATCGCTTTTAATGTTGTCTTTAAATGTCATAGGTTTATATGCCTTTCAATAAGAAATACTAATATGCCTAAAAATTGCAATGCGACAGCAAGTAAAGCGCCTATAGCATAATTTGCCAACTTATCCACCCTGTTTTCGCAAGTTGTCAACCTCTGGTCTTGGACGGGGCAGTTTTTTGTTCCCTTTTCGTTTATTACGTCTATCTTTTTAAAGATAGCTTCAATCTTTTTGCCGTTATCGTTTGTTCTCTCGATAAAGACTGCTAATTTTTGGAAACTTTCTGTTAGTTTTTCAATTGATTTTCCCTGAACCTCAAGATTATTTGACATCACAGCCATACTTTGTGATAGCTCGTCTAATCTTTTGTCCAAATCATTTACAATATTTTCCATTTACTTACTCTTTTTACATTTTTTAGCTGTGTAGACTAAATTTTGATAAGTGTAACTGTTTAACAAGACACCATCATAAGGCGCTTTCTCACCCGCTACTACCCAATGCGCCATTATCCTGTTGTCTGTTATTTTTATTTGTTTTGTTGCGCAGCTTGTCGTCATCGATGATATGCTCAAGCTCAGCAATAGTAGCCATATCTTTTTCATATTTTCTCCTTTGCCTTATCTTTTTGTAAACATCGACACCAAAAGAAATTATGTTAATAATTCCATCAAAAGGTAGCTTAAGCAACTTTACGCTCCTTTAAAACAAGCTTGTGCCTTGCTGTTATCCTGCCATAAATAGCAAGACAAGAAGACAAAAAACCCGTAGTTGCTGTATATATAGTGTCAGGGTTATGCCTCCCTGCGATTCCCATCACAACAAAAGCAAGGGCAGATATTGTACTGCCCCATACCGTTTTGGATTTAACAACGCTCTTTTGCATTAGAAGTCCAGCTTGTCGAGCTTTTTTATCACTTCAGGCAACCCTCCCTCAAAAAGAGCAACTATTAAGTCGTCTACAGGGTTTTTTGTTGTTTTTACGCCCTGTTTTGCTAAAGGTAGCAAGAAGTTATTTGTTAGCTCTAAAACCTTCCCGACCTTCTCTTTCTTTTCTTTGTCCATCCTTTGCCTCCTTTTTTATTTACTCTTTTTAGTAAAATTGCTTTGTTTTTTTGTTGTTTTATCTGATAGCGATTTTGTAGCAAATCCATGCTTAATGTATATACTTGCAAGCGACTCATGGATGTCTACCACATCGTCTTTTTTGTATTTTTTACCCATAATGGTTCTTGCGGTTTTAAGGCGTATTTTCATAGTACACCTACCAATTTATCTTAACAGTTACTTTTCCATCCATAGACGCAGGTTTTCCAGAGGTTGCTACTCCAGCTTTTACGTTATTTGTCGCTGTTTTTGTTAAAACCCTATTTGTAGTGTCGAAATAAAGAATATCACCTTCTCCTATTGCATCTGCGTTTGCAGCTGCGATTTCCCACTCGCCTGACACAAAAAGAGAGATTGCCTCTCCTGCAAGCGCAGATACGGTAGCTATTCCAATATGTTCTGTGCCATAAGGCACAACATCGCCTACATTTACATCGCTTGTTAGTGTCGCTTTAACTTCGTCTGGTATTCCGCCCTTAACCTGTATTGCTTCTTTAACCATGCCTAACTCCTTACATCTTTATTATTTATGCTCCCGGGTTCTTATAAAGGCCTCTAAAGTCTTCAGCAAAAAGCCCGAAATCAAAGACACATTGATATATAACGCCTCTCAAATCCCTTCTTGTTTCCATTATCTGAGGCATTCTATTTGAACCTCTCAAATATCCAACCTTAATAGTTTTTCTTTGCGCTGCCAAATACCACGGTTTTGGATCTAATTCAGGGTCAATAACAATTTCAAATGAATTTTTGAATGGGTTTATTACGTCAGGATTGTCTTGTGAAACATCGGTTGGCGAGTACACAATCCGCTTTGCCTTTGTTTCATTTTCTGGTGCAACAATTAAGAATTTTGGTGTTACATCAAGAGGGATTCCGCCCGGACCCGTCTGTCTTCTCATAGCGGTTCTTGCTGTTGTGAGTGCGTCAATAGTAAGCTTGGCTCCGCTTGATGCTATATTTTTATGCGCCGTTGCATCAAATATAGGCTTGCCGTCGCCCATTTTGTAATTTGTATAATCGCCTTTAGATTGTAATAAGTCATAAACAAGTCCATTTGCCGTTCTTTTTGCTAATAAAGCAAAATCGTCAATTGTGTTCGCAAAAGCATTTAATTCATCGTTAATAATCATTTTCCTTGACAATTCTATTTCGCCGGTATAGGTATCCAATCCCCATACCTCACCCGTTTCTGATACTGCTTTACTTTTTACCTGTTCCCACTCTGCCGTTTTTGATAATCTGCCGGGAATTTTTGTTCTACTTACTTCTTCTCTTTTCAGAAAATTTGGAAGGTCTGTAGCATCTGTCCATGAATGAAAAGTTGCTCTAGCTTCTTGGAACGTATTTGCTAATATCTTATTTGCCACTTCTCCAAGTAGAATTGGAAAATCACTCGTACTCATCGCTCTTTGTATTATTGTGTTGATATCAAATCCGCTATAGCCAACCGCACGTTTCATTATGTCAAGCAAGGACGCCTGCGCAAACATATTCGTGTCTTTATGCGGCTCTTCTACCTTTACATTGCTTCTTATTAGCATTGCATCCGTTACAGCCCTAACAAAATCTGCATTATCTGTTTTGGATGCTACACTAACCACGTGCTTTTCTTTTTCTTCTTTTGCGTTTAAAATCATTATTCCAACATCTTTTTCTGTTATGCTCGTGTCTCTCATAATTTCCTCAATCTTTTCATCACTCAAAACCCCTTGATGCCTATTCAACAGGTCTTTTATTTGTGATTGTCTTTTCAGCTCGGCGTTTTCTTTTGCAAGTTCTTCTATTGCCCTATTTAGCTCATCAACTTTTTTTACGATTTCTTCCGTCTTTGCTCCATTTTCCTTCATCGCCTCTATCTCTCTTTTTAGTTCTTCCACTTTTTCTTTCATAGCTTCTCCTTCATAAATGTTATTCTCTTGTTTTCTATTTACCCCTGCGTATGCATCTGCCCCTATATCTACAAGGCTTGCTTCAAGAAACTCCCATCTCGTTACCTCCACAAGCGGTACATTATTTTCTCTTTCCGTTATCCTTACTTGCCTTTTTATTCCGCCGACAGATATGTTTGTAAGCGTTCCCTCCTCTACCATACGCCAAAGCATTTCAGCATCTGGATTTGCTTTGGAAAAAACTGCATCAGCCCTCAATTCTTTGTTTTCTATGCGAACGTTTTCAAGTCTACCAATCGGAAGCTCTCCGTACTTTCCATTTCCGTGCATATACCTCAAAACGCCGCTTTCCGCTCTTGTTAAGTCGACATTATCTTCGCCATGCAGCAATACTTCGTCATACTCACTATCAGACCAAAAATCATATCTTCTTATAGGGTTTTCAGTTGAAATTAAAATCGACACTCTACGTTCTTCTGTGTTTATGTTGTTTTTATCTATAGTTGCCTTGCGTTCAACCTCTGTGCCAACCAACTTATTTGCGTTTATTTTGCTCATTTCACCTCCAAATCGTCTGTTATTATGCCTGCCTTTTTAAGCATTTCTATTTCTTCAGCTCGTTGTTTTATCAAATCTTCTATATCGTCCCCTCTACTCCCTGCAACCTTTTTTAGCGTTGTTAAGCCTAAATCAAGCTCCATCTCTATTGCTTTAATGTCTTTTAGTGGGTCAACCCACTCTCGTTTTGGCGGAATCCAAAGAGGCTTAAAATCATCCCTGTATTTATTAAATTTGCTGGCAGTTAGCCCTTTTATGTTTCCGGCATACACGTTAGATTCCAGCCAATCCCAATAAACAGGCTTTAAAACATAAGTTACAAGATGAAATTGTTCATTTGAAAAACGTTTATGGTCTTGGATTATGCTTGCTCTTGCAGAGCTAAAGTTAATTTCAGAATAATCCCTAAAAGCGAGTTCATAACTTATTTGCCTTGCGACTGCTATCGTTCTTATTGCTATTGTTACAAACTGTTTATAGTCAAGTCCGACAATCGCAGGATCCAACGTCTTTATTTTTTCGCCGGGGTTTAGATACTCTACAATAACGCCGTTTATTTCTTCTATCGGGTCGTTACCTTCTGCTGTCAGATTGCCTATTTTGCTTGCTATACTATCTGTTTCGACAATATATCCTATATTCGCCCTTACTCTTGCGTTTTTTATAAGCGACGATTGATACCCTGCAAGGTTTCTTAAGTCTATTATCGCTTGCTTGTATTCAGATATGCCTCTGTATTGTGAAGCCCTATTTTCAACTTTAAAATACAAAATTGCATCTTCTGCTTTTATGTCAATGTAATCAGATGGCGGTTGATGTATATAATATTTTATTACTGCGCCGTTTCTATCTATCTCAAGGCCATCAACGGTTACATCGTCAAGGCTTATAGATTGCATAGGGGATGTTACTCTGTCGGATTCTATCAGCTGCAAAGAAAAAGGGTTTTTTAAGTTTTTATTATGTTTTTTTATAATTAAAATTTCGCCATCTGTCATGCGTTGTGCGAGTATAAGTCTTTGCATATCGCCAAAATGAAAACGCTTTGTTATATCGCAATTGTCTTTTTCGCACCAAGTATCCCACAGATTTTCTATTCTTGCGTTTAAATTTTTGTCGCCTGTTTTGACTTGCAGTTTTAATCCGTTTCCAACGACGTTATTTACTATACTGTTATCTATGCCTGCTATAATCCCGTTGTTTTCATGCAACCATCTCGCTCTTGCTCTTATTATATTTCTGTCTGTTGATGCTGTGTTTTCAAACGGAGCGTTAGCTTCATAAAAATCTCTATTTTGCGTTTTCCTTGCACCTTCATAAAAAACACGATTAACAAATATGTTTTTAAAAAATTGCTTAACTTTCGAAAACAATTCTTGACCTCGTCTTTATTGGGCTTGCTTGAGCACCTCTTATATAACTGCTGCCGTATTTCTCTATTTGCTTTATTAAATACTCCTCTCTCTCGTATAAAATTCGCAAGTCAACGTATGTCATCCTGCGCCCCTCTATTTCATAACTTTGCGCTTTTCCGCTCTCCAATACATCTATCGCTTTTTGAACCGCATCTAATTGCTCGCCTAATGTTTTACCCAAGAGCACCTCGCAAAATATTATTTTTATAAGCATATAGCTTTTATTTTATTTTTTTTAGTCGACTATAAATTTTTTATTTAAATTGGGTAAAAATGTTGTCTTGACAGGAAATTATTAACTTTAATAAAAAACGTAAAAATCACTTTTTTGACGTTAAATGATGCCTTCTTTTTTTAATTCTTTGTATTTTTGCCTGAATGTCTTGCTCTCTTTTAAAAGCGTTTCTATTATGCGAGATTTTGTAGATTCTTTTTCTGTTGCGATATCAAGCAGTATAATATTTGTGCGTTCTTTTACTGTTATGTGTAGCGTAACAGCGGAGTCATAAATATCTTTCCGTCTTGCCATACTGTCTCCTTTTTTTAAAAATTCTCAACATAACTGTCGCTCTCTATCGTCTTTATACGTTTTTTACGTTTTGGCTGCATTGCTGCTATTTGCTTTTTAGTTACTTCTTGCATAAACCTTACACCAATGTGGTCTGCTGCCGCAAAAGCATAGACTGAGCAGTCAAGTAGGTGGTTGTCTTTTCTTGTCTGCACCCATTTTTCAACATACTTATTTCCGTTTCTGATGCGCCTTTTTTCCTCTGCAGTCATTTGCACTATATAGTCTGGCTTTATCTCATTATGCACATTCCATCGCCCACGCTTGCCGTCTTCTATTTGCATTTTTCTATATATTGCATCTTTGTAATATTCCGTGTCTATGCTAACAAGTCTTAG